ACTAAAATCAGTAGTGTTATATGCAGTAGGAGTCATAGGAAGTGAACCAACTAATGCGCCAGTGGCAGTTGCTGTGTTGATTGTGTAGGGTGCGTAACTAACCGGCTGAGGTGAGAACCAACGTCCACGGAAAAAATCCATAGACATTTCGTCGACTTCAACACGAATATCTGATGATATAGGTGCTGTAGCGGTACTCAGAACAGCAGGAGTAGGAGTCGTTTTCCACACATCCAAAACATCAGCCCAAGAAGCAAGCTTTTGGTATGCCATACGTAGCATAGAAGTTGGAGCATTTCGGGGGACAGCAGGTTTGTCAAGTCCAAAAGAATCAGGTACGGAGGCAGTTATACTATCTCCTGTAACATTAACAGGTAAATTAGAATCTTTAATATCACGCATATTTTGTGAAATATTAGTAGTCTCTCCAATTGAAAGGAGAGATTGTGCGTTATATGGGGCAGTTTCTATATGTTCAATATTACAGATGGTAGCATAAATTTCGATATTAATATTGGTAGTTTGTGAGGTGGCAGGTAAGTATGGTGATAAGACGATAACATAAAGAGCATTCCAGGGTTGATCAGATGAATAATCAAAGGTGGATTGATAGGGCTTATAACAAGTGTATGAAGCATCTAACTTACACACAACATCTTGAGAGATGTCAAGTATAACATGGTTAGACGCAAGCACACGATCATAGTTATTAGTCCATGTAGGTATTGTGCTAGGGTCCTGTGCACCAATGGTACCAGGTGGATGTTGAGGAATTGGAATAGTAGCGGCCATAAGTAAACCAGTGGCTGCTACATTTCCAGTTATATTTATTGTATAGCGGATGTCATATTTAGCGAAGCGAAAGTCGGCAAATAAACGTTTGAAATTATTGTTAGCGAAGAGTTGATCATTGGTAATATAAGCAATTGATTCACCAACAGTACGTGTGGATGCAAACGGAAATTGGCCAACATACATAGGGTTAGAGTATGGCTTAGTTTCGACATAATTAGGAAGCAAAATGTCCTCATTAAGGTCGGGCGCCNACTTGAGTCTGTAAACTGGTTTTAGTCTGATGACTAACTCCAGTATTACTTGATTGATTTGACTCATCGCCGCGTCCGCCAGGTACTTCAGAGGCTGTAGTACCTAGAGGAGAAGCAGAAGCAGTAGTGTTACTCTGAGTAAACGGAGTATCACCAGCTTGAGCAACAAAATGCCGCCCATCATATCGAAACTTAGTAGGGGTTGCGGCAGCAAGTAGTGGGTAAACGAGGGAGGATAAGAGAAACATAGTTAATAAAATAGTCCATTGAGTTATATTAAAACTGTTATATAATAACATAGAAGAGTAAACAAATAGATCATAAAAAGCATAAGGATTTTGTGAGACAGCGAGAACAGAGCCAATTATTACAAAGGCAGATAAAATATTAGTGAGAGAAATCATTGTAATTCGAAGGTCAACTCATACTGTCCGAATAAGTACATATTGTTATAGTAACTATAATCGGGAAAAGGATAAGTTGGAAATAATTTAGTCAGGTAAGCCGTAGTTTGATTGTAGAATTCAGGTCCATAAAAGTAAGCGAAAGCGGAGAATTGCCNAAAATTACTGCATAGTTGTTCAAATGCAGTAACATGCTTTGATTCTCTAACAAAGCATAACATACTAAAGAGCGATTTTTTGGAAAGAAGAGGTTTATAAAAAACTCCATCCTTCCTGAAACCACGCTTAAGGTACGTCAAGTCCATTACATTATCATAAGGTTGTAACGTGCTATCTTTCTTGGCGGAAGTGATAGACATCGAGCAATAGCGTTGGTATGCCGTTTGCATTGTATTTCGGTTTAAATACTCTAAAAGGGTAGACAAAATAGAGTCTATAGCATCATCACCGTACACAAATGTGACTATACAATCATCGTAAAATGATTGATCACAAATGTGACGTGGGACACTAGTTAAAAACCAAATCAAATGCATAATCATGTTTGTAACTGAGTTGAAAAGTGCAGTTAAAACATGACCACTGGGCATACCTTTCCACTTACGTAGAAAAAGCCAGCCAGATATCATATAAGAGTGTAACATAGCATAAATTAAATTAATTCGAGCATTATCCTGTTTAGGAGTCCAGCTCGGATCATTCTTTTTATACCATGCGTTCACGCT